GAATGGGCATATTAAGGCTTAATATGCCTATATTTGCTGATATTGGGTATTTGTGGGTTGCCTCAAATACCATAATCCTATAACAAAACACATATCAATCTATTTGCAGAGCAAATAGACCCGATACTCCGTTCGGGCATAAAGTAGATAAGTGTGTTGTTCCATACTGTCCCCCCATCCCCCCCCGCCCACCCTGCCAATGATATAATGAGATGATTGGATTATAGTAGTTAGCGATTATTGGAGTTGTTTTTTTTTGTTTGATAGTAACCAATCAGACAATTTTTTAAAAATAATGATATATACCTTCCAAAATTCCCTCTGAGATATATACATACATATAGAGAGAGAGAGAGTTAGTAAAACTTTCTATATATAATATATATATCATTTAGTGTCATAAAGTTTAAATAGTGATATATACATATATATCATATGGCTCAACCATGGATAAGAACTACTGTTAATGTATCCCCAGAATTTCATAAATTGTGCAAAGACCACCACATACAATTTGGTGAAGCACTAAGAAAAGGAATTTCTTTAATTTTAGCAGATAAAGGCGTATTACCATACGATAACAGCCTTAACCTAAAAAGAAAAATAGATGCATTGATAGATGAAATACAAAAACTACACGCAGAAAAAAAAGAAGCCCAAATTCAAAAACAATGAAGAAGCTATCTTATTTTACCAAATAAAGATAATGCCTTTAGGAATACAATTTGGCGCAGAAGACCTAAAAGAGATATATTCACAAGATGAAATTAGACCAGTGGCAAAAAGAAGTCCTAGCGACAAAGGGAAATAAATGTATTTGTAGTGGCAGACAAAGCGGAAAATCTACTATAATTTCCCAAGATGCTGGCGAATACGCAATGACCCACAAAAACAAAGTTATAATGATAATTGCATCAGTAGACAGACAATCACTACTTCTTTTTGAAAAAGTTTTAAGCTATATTTACGAGAAAAATAAGAGCATTATTTGCACAGGCAAGCATAAACCCACAAAACACAAATTAATGCTTAAGAATGGCTCTGTGATTCACTGTCTACCCACTGGGGACTCGGGCTATGGTATTAGGGGTTATACAATAGACCGCCTTTACGCTGATGAAGCAGCATTCATAAAAGAGGATGTTTGGGCTGCAGTAACTCCAATGCTAGTAACTACAGGCGGGGAAATTATCTTATTATCAACCCCTATGGGAACTAACAATTACTTCTATAGATGCTTTCATGACCCAAAATTTCACACAATCCATGTAAATACCGAAGAAGTAGCTAAAGGCAGAGATGAGCCCCAAAAAACAAATTTAAGAGAATTTCTAAAAGATGAAAAGGAGCGAATGACACCTTTACAATATCAACAAGAATATCTCGGACTTTTCGTAGGAGGAATCCAAAGATATTTTGAAGATGAGTTAATAGACAAAATCTGCACTAGACCACCAAATCTCTACAAACCACAATATCAAAAATTCTTAGGAGTAGATATAGCTAGACACGGAAAAGATGAAACTATCTTAATTTCCTTAGATAGAAGGGATAAAAAAGACTTAGAAATGTTTGATATAGAATGCACAGTAGACACAACACTACCCGAAACAGCTAGATTAATTATTAAAAAAAATATCCAACACGATTATAAAAAAATCTACATAGACACCACAGGAATGGGCTGGGGAGTCTATGACCCACTCAAAGAAAATAGCAAAACTAAAAGAAAAGTAGTAGCTATTGAGAATGCCAAAAAGAGCCTAGACCGTGAAAAAGGCAAACCAACAGAAACAAAAAAGCGAACAATGAAAGAAGACCTATACGCTAACTTAAGAAACTTAATGCAAACTAATAAAATTAAATTATTCGACACTCCAGAGATTAGACAAAGTTTAAGGAGCATTCTATATGACTACAGCGACAATGGAAATTTAAGAATTTACGGAAATTACTCGCACATTGCAGAAGCATTAATTAGGGCAGCATGGTGCATGAAAGACAAAAGTTTAAATATTTACATACACTAACAATAAAATGGCAGACGTAGGAATCTACACCAAAAATGCAGACATCCAAGCAGTAGCGGGAATTAATGCAAACGCGACAGCTAAAGCTATAGCTGCCACAGACGTTTATGTTTTAGATGTGGAATCATCGATAAACTCTGCAACAAGATATAATTGGAGTGATGCTTTTACAGCTGGAATTAATGCTGATGTGGGGGGAATATTAACTGAAACAGGGGCGTGCCTTTGTGCTAACAAAGTAATTGCTGCAGATATGAGCGGTTTTACATCAAGAGGAGAAGCAGAAAGCATGATTACATTAAACAGAGATACCGCATTAAGAAACCTATCAATACTCAGAGATATTAAATCACAGACTTTCATAAATGGCGCATGATTTTAAAAAATTCCCAGAATTAAGAAACACACAAATGGAAGTTTATTATATTGATAGTCCACACAAACAAATAATGGAAGACTTTACAGCTAGAGTAACCAAAGTAATAGATGGCGACACTATCAGAGTTAAATGGAATGAAAGGAATTTTGATTTTCCTATAAGAATGGCTAGGATAGCAGCTCCGGAATTGGGCCAAGCAGGAGGACTTGAAAGCGCTTTATGGCTAAAAAATCAAATATTAAACGAAGAAGTAGATATTAGAATAGACCCCAACAACAGAGTGGGAAAATTTGGAAGACTAATAGGAGAAGTAACTCACATGGGTAGAAATATGAGTGATGCCAGCATAGATGAAGGACACGCAAATATTTTCGGCTCACAAGTAGAAGGCTCAATCCCTAAATTAAATACTATCTTCCCCGAAACCAAATGAGTCTAAACTTCGGGCAAAATCTATTCCCACCAAGAAATGAATTATTTACTAACTACAATTATTATGACATAGCAGATGGAGTGGGATATAAGATTTACTACGGAGCAGAAGGAGATAACGGAGAATATATAGTAACACCAAACCAAGTTTACAGCGAAAGAATCCACACATTAGTAGAAGAAAGCGTAACAAGCACATACGTTAAAAAAATAGATATAGACTTCGATTTAACTTTTAATGTGCCAAAAAACATAAAAGGCAAATTATTGGTAAATGTCCCAGTAGGAGTATATGAAACACAGGTAGAAGATATTTATTTTTATGTTGTTATAAAAGCAAACCATTATGATGGCTCAACAGAAACATTACTAGCTACAGGAACTTCGAGAGCTTTTTTTCGTGATGACACTTACGACCCAGACCTTTTTTCACAAATGGCTTTATGTAAATGTGATATTACAACACTAAAACATTTTAAAAAAGGCGAAACATTAAGATTAACATTAGAAGTGTGGGCAAAATCAGGAGATGCAGAAGCAAACTCCGTAGATATTGGAATAGGACACGACCCATATAGCAGAGAAGATATAGCTTATGGAAACCTCGGCCCGATAATTGAAGCGGGAAAAGCAACAAGAATGGAAATCCACATCCCATTTAAACTAGATATATAAAATGCCACAAACAAGAATAGACAGCGCAGTAGCAAGTGACTTAACCACTGCTATAGAAGATTACTCAGTAGATAAAATTTCAACAGATGCAGCCCTAGACCAAAAAGAAACAAAATGGCAAAATAATAACTGGGAGCAACAACTAGGTTATTATAAAAAAATCCCCGAGTTAAGAGCTGCTATAGATGCCAAAGCTACATGGACTGTAGGAAAAGGTTTTGAAGCTGACCCATCGACAGAAGCAATCATAGAATTAATTAAAGGCTTTGGTAAAGATACATTCAACACAATTCTTGAAAACATGATCAGAACAATGCAAATTGGGGGTGACTCTTACGCAGAAGTAATAAGAGATGAAGAAGGAGATATAATAAATATAAAACCACTAAACCCTCAAAGCATGATAATAGTAGCTAACAGACAAGGAAAAATAATCCGCTACGAACAATCAACAAGAAGCACTAATATAAATAAAAAATACGACCCAATAGATATATTTCACTTATCACGTAACAGAGTGGCAGATGAAATTCACGGAGTGAGTCTTATCGACGCTATTGAAGATATTATCTTAATGAGAAATGAAGCAATGGCTGACATGAAAGAAGTATTCCATAGATTTGTAAAACCTAAATATATCTTTCACTTAGACACAGATGACCCAACAGAAATAGCCGCATTCAAAGCTAAGAATGATGCTGCAACTGGAGCAGGAGAAAATATCTACGTGCCTAAAGATGTAGTAATCCCCGAACAAATGGCAGTCGCCCCTAACTCAACATTAAACCCTCTCCCTTGGATTAATCAACTTAACAATTATTTTTTCCAAGCGGCTGGAGTCCCACAAATAATAGTTGGGGGCAGTCAAGAATTTACAGAAGCTACAGCTAAAATAGCTTATCTTGCTTTCCAACAAACAATAGAAGAAGACCAACTTTACATAGAAGAACAAGTAAGAGAACAATTATTCATTAAAATAGAATTAGAATTTCCAGCAAGTTTAGAAAATGAATTGCTGAGCGACAAAAAGAAAGACGGTGCAGAGAATATTCAACCTAACGAAACTACCGCCGGAAGTGGTCAATAATGAAAAAACAAAAAGAAAAACCTACAACAGTAATTATCTCCGCAATAGCTGGGCTTGTTGTGTTGGAGTGTTTCGCTATGTGCAATGGTATTAATGGAACATTGTTAAAAATAGTAA